TATAGAGTCGTATGTATAACCGACCCCTGCATAATTATAGCGAATTGTGCCGTTATAGCTTGTCTTAATCCAGGTACCGCCAAGATTATCGACCAGCCATTGATATCCTTCATCGCCTGCTGTATCGTTATTGTCGCCAACCAATACGCGAATGACTTTATTGTCTTGATCTAATTCTGCCCAGTGACTCACTTTGCATACCTCACAATTACTAAACCTGATCCGCCTGCGCCGCCTACGCCGAGTCCGCCGTTACCGCCGCCACCACCACCACCAGTGTTAGTCGTGCCTGCGTAACCTGTCGGCTGTCCTGAGTTGCCAGCAGCTCCGCCGCCGCCAAGACCACCTGCTCCAGGATTTGTAGAAGCGTTAGTACCTCCACCGCCGCCGCCTGCATAATAATAATTACCGCCTGATAGTTGACCAGTTGAAGTTGCAGCACCAAATGCGTTTAAAGTGTTAATTGTAGAATTTGTGAGACCTACTCCACCTGCACCACCAGAACCGCCGCCTGCACCAGTGCCAGGATCTAAACCTGCACCGCCTGCTGCTCCCGATCCACCACCACCACCAGAACCAAGTGCTCCGAAAGACGCAGGTATGCCAGAACCTACTCCGCCGTTGTTTCCGTAGCCAGTTGCCCCTCCTGAATTGCCTTGAGTCTTAGTGCCGCCTGTACCTACTAGTTGACCGCCTCCACCGCCGCCAGAACCACCATTAGCACCATTCTGAGCTCCAGGGTTAGGAGATCCACCGCCGCCGCCGCCAAGACCTGTGATCGTGTCAAATACTGAATTGCTTCCTGTGCCGCCTGCGGCATAAGTAGTAGCACCTGCGCCACCTCCGCCAATAGTTACGGTGTAGCCGACGCCGTTAGAAGCTGATCGACCAGTCTGATAAAGAAAACCACCTGCGCCGCCGCCGCCAGCTCGGTCATAACCTCCACCAGCACCGCCTGCAATAACTATTACGTCGCAAGTTAAGGCTTTGCTAGGAGTAAAGGTGCCACTGCCTGTAAAAGTGTGATACCAGAACGATGCGTCTGAAGTAATTGTGCCGCCAGTTGCATAAGGCAACGCAGGCTGAAAGGCAATAACTCCTGAAATTACATTGGCAATCATTAGCCTATTGCACCCACGACATACCAGGCATCTGTGCCGGTCTTAATACATGCAGCGCTCTTATATTGAGCAAGGGTAGGTGAGGCCGCTACTGCACCAGCCGAAAGAATTGTAGTTGTGCCAGGTGTAACTGCTGAGATCGTGCAGGCTCCGACGCCGATGTTTAGGATTGTTAGGACTGTGCCGATAGGGAATGCTACTGAGGCGTTAGTAGGGATCTTATAGGCGATCGCTGTTGCCTTGTTCATAAGCTCGATAACCTGATAGGTGTCGGCAATTACAGCCGTATAGTCCGCAGTCTGAGCTGCGCCTACAGTAAAGGCTACTAGGCCGTTATAGTCTGCGGCTGTAAAGATATCGCCTGTTGTCGCTGGAAAGCCTTCTGCCATGATTTTCTCCTAGTATCCCATTATGGATTGTCCGATTATACCGTAAGTCGATGATCCGATGATGAATCCCTCGACTATAGGCTCAAGTGTTGTAACTGTGCACTTCATGCTGTTAGGGGTTATGTCCCACGCCAAGCCCTGTACCTGCAAGGTCTTAACGATCGTACTCGAATCAGGCTGCACATTGGTTATCTTCACATTGTCAAAATAGTCGAGACCGATCATTGTGTCAGTTGGTACATCTGTATCAAGAAGATCGACGGTCATGGCATCAATGCGGATAGTCGTCTCAGCTCTAGTCGCTACATATATCTTGGCAATGTCTAGGACTTGAGCATCTGTCTCAGGGATCATCTCTGTCAGAGTAGCGCCATGAGGGAAATACTTAGCCGATGAAGTTGCATCTGTTGCAGTCTGTGCTGTGCCACCAATGCGTGTCATGCTGGCTTGGTTGATGATCAGCTTGTCATCGAAGGCGTATTTGAGGTCTGAGTAAGGAATGCCTGTTGTCTGGTCGAACTCAATAGGAGCAGCGGCCAGAGATCCCACGACATCGGTGCGATCCTTAAACTCTGCTGTGCCATCTGTGCGAATCCAGAAGGCTCCCTGCTCTGCAAATTCAACCGCTTTCAATGCTGCAAGGGCTGTGCGCGAGGTTGCTGGATCTGCCTGAACTGTCGTCGATCCCGTATCAGTTATTCTCATCGACGTAGGAAATGAGACTTGATCAAGGATCTTTGTAATGCGAGTGCCAGTAGTCTGCCCAGCCGTAGCACCTGTAATTGTAGCCACGTTAGCCATCTGAAATAGTCTGAAGGCATCGGAGCAGACGATATCGACGTATCCAATCTCCTGCGATGTGGGATAGTAATACTTATAAGAATCGACATAACCTGAAAATAAGAAGTGCTGAGTGGTCGCAGTAGTAGCTGCTACGCGGATCTTGCGTAGTGGAGTCAGATAACCATAATAAGGTGAGTTTACATTTTGAGGATTGAAAGAGCCTGTCTCATCAATTACTCGAACCGTACATGTACCAGTTTCATAAGTGTCGCGCATAATACTTCTACCACGCTGGATCTTTATTGATCTAGTGGTGTTGCTTAGATCAACTACTGGATCAGGAACTTCTGTGGCCGCGAACTGTGATACACCAATGACGCCATTGATCGGATCGCCAATAGTAAAGGGATAGCCGAATGTAGCGCCTTGGCTAAAGTCGAACGATACCGAGATGGTGGCAGGTAGTGTCATTTGACTGACGGCGCTCCACGTCCGTTGTATCGACTCACATCGCTGAAAGTACCCGATAGAGATTGATTAACTTGAGTCTCTGTAATCGCTCCAGTAACTACGTTGCCATCAAGATAGACCTGCACGTTAACCAATTTCTGTTCTGAAACTTGACCAGCATTAACAGCAGCCGCCAATTCCATTTGTGCATCTGAGAAACTAGAAGATATCGGAACGGGAGTTGTGCCTAATGATGAGACTGTAACGCCTAGAGAAGCTGCTGTCCAAGCCAGAACATCGTCAGGAATCTTCCAATTTTCATAAGGGTTAGGAGCTTTAGGAGTAGCTAGTAATGCAAGGCGTAACTGTTCATTTCGCTTAACAGCTTCATTTAATTGATCAGATAACTGTGTGGCTAAACTTGCGTTACCCTCGAGGATAGCCTTTTGCAATAGCAATGAGATGCGATCGGTCTCGCTTATCTTCCCCTTGAGTGCTGCCTCGATGCCAATGGCATCTAGGTTAAGAGTCTTAGAAGCCTTCTGTAAGGCTAGAGACTTCTTCTGTGTATCTAGAGTCTTCTTCTGTAGTGCTGCTAACTCTTTAGCACGCTTGGCTGCATCAGCCTCTGCTTTCTTACGAGCTGCATCGTTAGGATCAATAAAGGCACCGCCTAAAGCAGATGAAGGATAGCCTCCTACGCCTGCTGCAACCTCCTTGTTAAAAGATTTAATAAACTTTAATATTTGTCCAGGTTGAGAATTTTCTAAGATAAATGGGAAGATGTCTGTTACATATTTTTCAACACCAGGTATTTTTTTAATTTCTGCAATCATTTGCGCAAGGCCTGTTATTACAGAACTGATCTCTGTTGCTAGCATTTCCATAGAGTCTGCTAGAGGTTGAATGGTGTTGCCTTCTCCAGCCAAGATGCTAAGGGAATCCATGAGACCCTTGCCGATAGTCTCAGATGCTTCCCCAGCTGCTGTAGATAAGATACCTATCTTGCCTGCGTAAGTCTCAAGGTAAGCAGCGTTAGCGCCCGTAAATTGCTTACTAAGTTTTTCCTGTACATCTGCAAAGCTCATGGTTTTAAGTTCAGCCTGAGATAGTCCTAGCGAATACTTGCGAAGACCACGAGTCTGTCCCACATAAGCCATGCTCAAGTCATTTACTACAGTCTCAAAATCAACGCCAGAGCCGCGTGAGATGTCTAGTGCTTGCGTAAGGAGAGCCGTAGACTTAGCAACTGACCCTGTAGTCTGTAATAACTTCTGCATCGATGGGCGAAGTTGGTCATCTGTAACGCCAGATGCTTTAGATAACTGGGATATAAATTCTTCAATGCGTGGAGTCTCAAATGCTAGGCCAAGATTCTTGACAGATTGTGCAAGGCGTGTTGCCGCTTGCTCATCCTCAATAAATGCCTTAGCTGCATTCTTAGCGAACTTGAGAAGCTGCTGCGCTCCAAAGGTAGCGGCTAGAACTCCGCCTAACTTCTTGACGCCTTTCTCTAACTTGCTAGTAGATTTGCCAGCTTGATCAAAGGCTTTCTTGCCTTTAAACTCGCCGATAATCGGTATGCGTAACTCAGCCATTGTTGCCTCTCGCGTTGAACTTAGCGGCTGCTGTCTCAAGCGCCTTAATCACGCCAGCCTTAGCCTTGCCTTGATCTTGATCATAAGCCTTAAACATGGCTCGGCCTTGCATCTTGCGACTGCCTCCGAATGAGCCAGAGAAGCGTGGGCTGAAGTTGCCAGAGACTCCAGACTTACGTCCGGCAGTTTCTACGATTGCACCTGCTGCCGTCTTATTGTGGATTGATACTGTCTGCACCCATCCTTGGCGATTAGGCTTAGTAGGTGTTAACTTATAACCCACTCCTCGACGTGCCTCAGCTGCGTCATACATCGGGAACTTAGCAGTCTTTACTTCATGCTTTACGAATCCAGATGGAGCGTCTGCGTTAGATGGTAGGAAGCCTCTAGCCTTCTTAACCAAGGGCTTTAAGAATCCCACCATCTCCTCACGTGTCTCTTTGTCAAGATCAGGCGAGAACTTCTTCAAGGCTTTGCGAAGCTCACTAGCGCCTTTTAGCTCTGTAGGCATCCGCTTGCTCCTTTGCTCTATCCTTCAACGCTTTCAGTAACATCTGGAGCATTGATGGATCTAAATCGATTAAAGATTGTGGAGGGATAGCCGTCTCAATGCTCAAGCGAGCAATGAGATAGTGGATGCTATCCCTGCCTAGGCCAAAGGGTCAGACTCAGCAACCTCTACACTCTTTAGA